CACGTTCCTTCATATCATTTGCATTGCGCTCTTTGTCGGACATCTTGGCACGTTTTTCACCTTCATTGCGAGCCTTATCAAGCAATCCAGGCAATTCATTATTTTTAAAGTCATTCATTTGACTGGCGAACATCTTTCGAACATCGGAACGAGTATATTTTTTGTCCTCGTTTCCATCTCCATCTTCATTACCTTTATCGCCATTATCATTATTAGGTTCATTAGCATTAGAATTGTCAGACCCGTTGGCACCAGCATTATTACCGGCATCTCCATCTTCTGCAAAATATTGAAGATTTAGTTTTAATGGTGTTCTTAATAGTGATTTCATACTTAAATTCCTCCTACATACTTTTTTCAAGTGGTATAACTATTTATCAGCTGTTTTTTAACGCCAGCAACCGAAAAAATGGCAATAAAAATAGCACTCAAATTGTGTGCTAAAAGAGTACTTTGATTTGTTATGATTTATATAGAAAGAGTGAAGTCAACATTGCTAATTCCATATTTGATTAATTTATATTATTTAATTTTGGGGGGCTTTCAAAAATGAATTTAGATCCTAATTGGACTCAGGCCTTTACGGCTATCGTAGCTATTTTTATCTCAGTATTTGGTCTATGGTTTCAAAACAAACAGGCCAAAAAACGAGAACAAAATTCAGAGAAACGAAGAACAGAAGATTATAATCGTCATATAAAAGATGTAAAAGATCAATTTGCAGAAATCAATCGTCAAAGAACAGAAGATTATAATCGTCATATAAAAGAAATTAATGAACAACAGCAAAGGGAAAAAGACCTTAAAGAACAGGGTTACAATGCCATCAAAGATAATATTACAAACTATGTGGATTATAAACTTAACAAGATTTCTACTGATGATTTTATTTTTTACAATGATAATAAATTCGAGAAATGGCTAAATGATAACTTATCTATTTCTAAAGATTCAACTGAACGGCAAATACTCCAAATTGGAAAAAAGCTCGTTAATTTAAAGATTGATCCAATTTATGACCAAAACCGTATCCCTGAAGTAAAAAAATTTTTAGAAGAAATGAATTCCTTACACTAGCTTATAACTTCTCTAATTCTTCACTAACATCATGATCAGATGTATCCCAATCATTATCGCTATTAGCTTCAATAACAGTACATTGACAATTGTAATGCATTAAAGGGAAGTTAACACCCTCCTCAGCATCAGCAACATTATAGATATTTCCATCCAAACTGGCACAGTCTTGGCATGTCGTTGGTGCCTCAAGAGATATAAACTTATATTTCTTTACCTTGTCATCTTTAAATTGTTCTAATCGTGTTCTGTTTAGAGTTTGAGCTGTGGCTGTCCTAACCATTCCAGCAGCTCTTCCCATTTGACCATTAGTGGACTTGCTTCCACCAGTCAGAATGTTGGCCACTTCTTTTTGCCAATTTAATGAATCCTTCGGAGATTTAGCGGCTCTTTCAGCAACTTCATTGACTCGCCTAACAATTTGAAGTGTCTGCTTATTGATTGAACTAAACATACTAGAATCAACATGACGATCTAACACGGCATTTCTAGCTGACCGTTGAAGAATAGAATCGATACTCATTGACCGCTTTGTTTTGCGATTATAAGTATTGATTTTTTTCTTTGCACTTTTGTAATTCTTAGAATGAACTACATCGGGAATATACTCAGTACTAACAGTGATTTGAACCTTTTGAATTAGCATTTGTCTAACAAATTCTTGAGTTATCTTTGCTGTTAAAACATCCCCGTTGGTCTTTAATTTTTTGCCATTAAAAGCCGTTCTAATAGAGCTCTGGTCATCTTTACTAACGTTTTCAAAGGTTTCCTTTATATTCGATAGTACTGTGGCAACATCGTCTGGATTGGCTTTAGAATTCCAAGCTAAATCACTCGCAACAAATGAAGCAATCATATCGATGACATCCTGCTGACTATTCTTATAAAGCTGTTCAATTTGCTTTACTCTCTCATCCTGCTTGCCATAGATAGTCTGAGCAATTTCAATAGCTTGCTTTTCGGTCAGTCTCATTACTTACCACCACCAAAAAAGCCTTTAATCTTATCTAACATAGATGGATTATCGGCTTTTTTACTATCATCATCCCTAGGCTCATCTTCGCTAGAATTATCCGGAACTCGTTTGAATACTTGCTGCATCGGATCAACATCCATATCCTGCTTGTCCTCATCTTCAACACGCTGTTCTTCAGTATCAGAGTTAATACCTGTATATTTCTGAACTACTTCACGGATAGTTTGTTTTGATTCAGTTCCAAGATTAGCAAGCACCTGAGCATTTTGAAGTGTCTCAGTGTCATTCTTAGGTAAGTTTGGTGTGTACATGATTTTATAATTTTCAACATCATCAGCACTTGAAATTTGACCAGTAACTTCAAGATAGTTACCAAGAACTCTAAGCCGTCTCATCAAACCACGGGTATACAAACTTTCTTGAATTGAGCGCTCCTGGTCGCTACCCCACAATTTATAAAGAATAGCCACTCCTGAAGAATTGGATGCAAAGTTCTCATCTGAAGTATCGGGCGTATTTGTATCCTTATGTATTTGGGCTGATAACCAATCTACATATACCTTCCATTCCGAAACATTGACATCCTTAGTAATGTAACCGGCATCCGGAGTTATCACTGATGACGAACCATTAATATCATTTCTAACTTCCGGCTTTAGCCACATGATGGCGTTTTTTCGATCAATTTGTGGATGTTCGGAAGTATTACCATTGCTATCGGTTACATCAAAATCACCGACAATTTTCAAAATGGCATTAGCAAAATCTTCTTGAGAATTGGCCATTTCTGATACGGCTTTATCAACAGCATCAATCTTATCCAATGAGGCTTCCCAGTCGCCCATTCTTTCATCGTTGTTGATATATTCGGTTAATGGAACACTAAAGAAATAATGTTCTTCAGCATTATCAAGCTTTAAATTTGAACCAGGTGTTTTACCATCACTAAAATAATAAATTGAATCGTCAGTATAAACCTCAGCATAGTACTTTGGATGATTCTGATAATCAATTAAGTAATATCTGACTGCAAATAGTGAATGCTGCTCAATAGTCGTATCGTAGACAACAAAGGCATTCGCTGGATCAATAGGACGAATAGCAACTTCATTTGTATCTTGCTTGATGTATTCAAGTTCATAAGCACGACCGGTAACACTTAGATTCTTCTTCATTACCTTCTCATGATATTCTTCATCATTTTGGCTATTGAACTCTGCCAAGGCTTCTTCCAAGTCATCATCCTTACCTTTGTCTTCATTGTATTGAAACTTGATAGGGTTACCGACAGAATAACCAACACGGGTGTTAGTAATAAACTTAGGAAAGCCAGCAGTAACACGATTGTCTGCTCTATTACTTGATATATTAATATTAGCGAAGTGTATATCATTTTCACCCTTGTAATACCTTTCTAGCTCCAAGATTCGTGGAAGTTGATATTGATAATGTTGCGTTAGGAAATATTTTAAGACTGGAATAATTTCTTTTGGGTCATTCTTGATATCATTCCATTTACTTTCAGGAATCATATACTGCTTATTTGCCTTTACTAATCCACCTACCCAACGATTACCATTCAGCATATTAATTGATCGGCCTAATGCATAAGGGTCTTTATCTGTCGCCATTTCATCACTCCTTTCTGGTTAAATCAAACCGAGTTTTCTTAAACTATTTGTTCCTTTACGCTTATCCATTGGCTTTGGCATATCTTGAATACGCTTGTAAGTAACAATAATGTAACGGATCGTATCCATAACATCATCATTTACCTTCAATGGCTCGCCAGTTTTGTCATCCCAAACATACTGATATATTTCATCTAAAAACCAGTGATACTTATTTGAGCCCTGGTTGATTCCAGTATTATCAATTGCATCTTTAGCAACAAAAAAGGCGTGAGACTTCATAGCCTTAGCTACGTACTCAACGCCTGTTAAACGATTTTTATAAGCATTAATACAATTAATCCCTTGTTCGTTAAAATGAGCCACATGCTCCGGTCTGGCCGAATCAGCATAAAATGGAACACGATTGCCATACCTTTTCTGAATATCCTTAGCCAAATCAGTCCAGTAATCGATTTCTTTAAATTGTGCTGTGTGCTCTTCAAGAATATAGAATCTATCTTGATCATCAACACCAGCAACTACAATACATCCTTTGTGTTCATATCCCCAGTCAACTCCACATATAATAGTGAGATTGTCAGGAATCTGCGAACGCGGAATAATCATAGTCTTTTGATTAAAGTCTTGGTAAACAATACCTTCAGCGGCTGCCCATTCTCCTTCAATAGCGCGATCATAGAACATCCCAGCCGGCTCAGTTTCTTTGAGATTTTGAATATAAGTCTTAGATAAGAATGTATTATCGTCAATTCTAAAATGATTGCTACGAATAGCCCTGGAATGATTAGGATTATCGATGTATTTCTTTTTCAAGTAATGGGTTGGAATGTCCGGATTAGTATCACATACAACTCTTGCCCCTTCTGGTGAACAACGTTTTCTAATTTCATCAAATACTTCTTCATTAGCAAGTGATGCTTCATTGATATAGGCACCGTAGGCAGTCATACCACGAATAGCACCCAAGCCAGCGATTGAACCGGTAAACGCCTGAACAATCTTTACACCTGGTAATCCAGAAAACT